CCTTGTTGGTCCACGCCACGGTCGCGTAGTAGGTTGCCGATGGAAGAGGAGCGGGCGCCCCGGGCGCGGCCGTCACGTTTGGCGTGACGGCTCTGGCGACGGGATCGAAGACCACTCCGACTCCAATCTGAACCAGTTTCTCGTAGGCCCAGCTCGCCATGGAATCGAACTGGTCGCGCTTGCCCGCATACCGGTCGTTTAACTGGCTGTTGTATGCGTCGGCGTAAACCATCTCCAGGGCGCGATAGGTATGCCAGAGCCTGAGCGCCGGCGTCGCCACCACGTTGCTGACATTCGGCTGCGGGGACAGCCAAAACGGTTGGTCCGCAAAGCTCATTCTAGTCAGCAGCGCGCCGAGCTCCAACGCGACTTGTTCCTGCGCCAGAGCCAGCTTCCGCGTGACATCGATGTTTTCGGCGTTGGCCACGTCCGCAAGTTGGGAGTCCTGGGCCGAAAGATCGTCGATAGTCGATACGGGACCGTCCGTGAACAGAGCCATGTCGTTACGCCGTGTCCTTCAGGGAGTCCGCGACCTCCCTCAATTTGTTGAGCTCGGCCGTCGTCAGCACCGACAACTGCACCTTCGACGCCTGGGCCATCTGGTCGGCGATCCGCTTCGCTTCAGCCTGCGATGCGTGGAACGCTTCCGCCTCCTCGCTCGCTGCCATGCGCGCCTCCCCTTCAACGATCATCTTCGCGGCGATTCCGCGCGTGACCTCCGTCGCGACTCCCTCCTTGCCGCCATCGGCCGTCGCCATACTCACTACCACGGGATAAGCGTCCGCGATCGTCGCTTCCACAGCTCTAATCTTCTGGTAATAGATTGTCAGATCCATCTTGTTCTCCTTTGATAGGGCAGGCCGGCTGCCCTGTTTGCCCCGGCCTGCCGGATTGCAATGCGCCCTCTACGTGTTCACCTGCACGCCCGAGGCGTTCCGCAGCACGCCGCAGCCATACAGCACGTCGACCGTGAACTGCTGCGCCAGCGTGTTCGGCTGGTAACTCATCACCACGCGCATTCCGAAGTTGCCCAGTTCGGCGTACTCCGCGATGGCGCCGGTCCCGGGCAGAGGCTGCGGCAGGCGCCGGATCACCAGGCCCATGGCGTCCTTCGTGAACGCCAGGTTGTGGGTCGTCACCGGGCTGGCGCCCGTCTTCTGCACGAACTGCGAGCGGAACACGAAGAAGTCCTTGACCTTCCCCACTGTGCCGTCGATGATCGCGCGCAGGCCGGCGTCGCCAGCGGTCTGGAACTCGCTGAACCGCGGAATCTGCCGCCAGGCCGAATACGTGGCGGCGTCCACCACGATGAACTTCTGCTCGCTGGGAGGGATCTTCGCCAGGAACAGGGCTGTTTCCGCGGCGTCGATCACGGCTTCCGTGATCGGCGTGCCCGGCGTGCCCACCGGGGTGTTGGCCGTGTAGCCGGCGTACAGGTTCAGCAGATCGGTCTCGATCTTCTGCGCGATCGCCGCGACCGACGGCTGCATGTACATCTTCAGCAGGTCCGGCACGGCCAGCACTTTGGTCACGTCCGGGATCTGGAACGTCGCTTCCGCGTGCGTGTTGAGCACGATCTGCGCGTTCCCCAGACTCGGGTTTTGCGTTTGCACCGTCCCGCCTTCCAGGATGTTGTTCGCCACCATGGTCGGCGGAATCGGCACGTTGACCGTATCGCCGGCATGCGCCAGCACCGGTTCGTAGTCGCGATTTACGAGGTTCCCCATCACGCGGTTCCCCACCAGCACCGGCAAAGCGTCCGCCGCCACCAGCTTCACGATCGCGTTCGCGACGTTTGTTGAGGTTATTGCTGCCATTCTTTCTCCTTGACTTTTGTTTGTTGGACAGGCGCCTGGCCCGCCCGTGTTGCTTCTCTACAGCCCCCGCAGGGTCTGCGACGCCACGCGCACGATTTCCTCTCGTACCCGCCGCATCTCTTCCGCGCTCATGCCTGGCCGGATTTGCTCGATACTTACCGTCTCTCTGCCCTCCGCAGGCGCCTTGAGGGTCGCCGTCATGCCGGTCCCTCCCGCGATCCGGGCCGGCAGGAATTCCGGATTCTCGTTGACGAAAACCGTCAGATAGTCCTTCAAGGGCATCTGACCGTTGTCCCCGCGAGCCACCAGCCGCCCGTCTTCCGTCCGCGCGATCTCGTCCTTCACCGCTTTGAACGCAAGGTCGATTTTGGCCACTCCCAGCCGTTGTAGCGCGGCCCGGACCGCCGAACTCCGCTCCGCTTCTTCCGCAATCTGCCGGCTGCGTTTGTTCTCCGCCACTAGTTCGTTCAGCCTGCGCTCCAGTTGCTCCCGTCGCTTGCGCTCATCCTCGAGCTCCGCTTTGTAAGCCGGTTCGCTCTTGGACTGCTCGCTGCTGACGAACTCCTGAATCGCCTGCCTGACGATCGTCTGAACGTCGATTCCTTCCATAAGCCTCCTGTTCTTGGTTCTTGGTCTTCTAACTCGTGTAGCTCATCCCGTCGATTTCTTCCGCAACCCGGTTCTTGACTTCCTGCCGCGCGTCGCACAGGTACTTGAATGCCAGGTTCTTGAAAACCTGCTTCTTCAATGTCTCCGAGCCGATCCCCAGGTCCAGCAGTTTCTTGGCGTCGTCCAGTTCGCCGCTAAAGTCGTCGATGTCGAACTCGTCTAACCCGGAAACATCGATCGTGATTCCATCCTGCCGGGCGGTCACGATCGCCCACAGAACTTGCTTCAGCGCTTCCTTCACGGCATCTCCATACGCGCGCAGCACTTCCTGCGTCACGCTGAAGTCCCGCTGTTTGCTGATGCCGGAAACGCGCAGGTCGCCCGCGCTCGGCGTCCCAGCCTGGTTCATCAGGTAACAGACGCGGTAGATTTCGTCCTTTAACCGGACCAGGTTGTCCGCCGCGATCTGATAAACCTTGCCTTCCGGCTCCGTCCACCCGAACCGGTCTTGCGGCCCGAGTTGGATGTAGTAGGACTCGCCCACAATTTGGTTCCACTCGCGCTCCGAGTAAATCACCGGAGTCGCGAACAGCCCCATCGTCAGCGCCCACGAGAGCGCGTTGGACTTGTTGAAGTGTTCCAGTTGCAGGAGCGCGGCCTTGTTCACCAGCCACAGCCCCTCCGATACCTGCATCCGAAACAGCGGGACCCGCCGCATTGCCGCCAGACCGTGCTGGCCTTCGTCGATCAGTTCCGTCGGCCCTGCCTCCCCGGCTTTCCGGAAAATCTGATAGTTCTCGCGATCGTAGTAGATCCAGCGCGTCTCCCGTTCCCATTTCGCGTCCGTGACCTTCGACTGCTGAAGGCACGATGTTCGAATAACCGCCCACTCCAGCCCCCCGGCGTCGTCGTAGTTCCAGTTGATGACTTCCTCGGGACTGTACTCCATCAGATATGCGCGCGAGCGTCCCGTCGCGTCTTCTTCCGCGCGGGTCAGAGCGGCGCCGTTCGCCCGCGGAAAGTCCACCACGATGTAGCTGCAGCCGCACACTAACGCCTGCACGAACCGCTGCCGGAAGAACTCGCTGAGGCTTGTACCCTTCAAATCGCAGTTGCTGGAAAGCAGGTTGTAGTAGTTCCTCGCCGCTCCGTCGTTGCCTTCAAACAGCACTACCGGCGCCCTGCGGATCAGCGTGGCCGCGTACCAGTCCACGATCGATCCGATGTAGTTCTCGTAGAATACGCGGTTCAGGCGCTCCTGGTAGACCTCGCCCGGCTCCTTGTGCCGCCGCACCAGGTATTCCGCGGCGTTTGCGCGCAGCCGCTCGCCGCCCGCGTACAGGTCCTTGTACTGTCTCCACATCGCCTTGCGCGCGATGTACTCCGGATGTTCCCGATTGATGTTCTGCATAACTCCTTCCATAACCGCTTCCTCCGCCGCGCACTTCTACTTACAACCGTTCCGCCTGAACTTCGGGGCTGCGCTTCCTGTAAAGGGTCTAAAGCCGCTTAGCCAAGCAGCCGCCTCGGCTGTTCGCCGATAGGCCGCTCCGGTCTGCACTCGTGCCAGATCAGATACCCCAACGCATCCGATAAATGCGTCCTCATGCGGTCCCGGTCCTTGTCGATCTGCCAGGAGTCCGCCTTGAATAACACCTGCTCGAAATCTTGTATCAGCTCCCTGCACTTCTGATCGACTTGCATGCCGATCTCGCCCCGCGCCGACCGCAGCTTGGCGTTCATCAGATTCAACCGCTCCCTCACGCCGGGGTTGACTCGCGGCGTGCGGTATTGGACCGGCACGTTCGCGTGAACCTGGAAGTACTCCCGGATCACGTCGTAGTCCGACATTCCCGTCGTGTGCTGCTGATGGCCCGAGGCGTCTCCATAGACCACCACTCCGGGGCGATGCTTTCCAAACCGCTCGAGGAATTGCTCGCAAGCCTCCTGCGTGGTTCCGTGCCGGATCACGATTTCGTCGAGCACCCTGATCTTGCTCTTCACGATCTGCACGATCACCGATGACATCGGGTCCACGTTGAAATCCAGAGCCCATCGCAGCTGCAGATCGGGAACGGCGCTCAAGGACGTCACGTGCGCCTCGCGGCTGAAGGCGTGATATGCCCGCGCGCCGTCCATGCTGAGGTATTCCCCCAGAACTTCCTGCTGAAAGAACGTCTCGTCGTAACTCGCCTTCAGCCGGTCGTAGTAGTCCGGGATCTTCTTCAACAAATGCCGGTTCTCGTACGGCTTCGCGAGAATCGTCTCGTACGCGCTCCGCCCGTTTGCCAGGAATCTCCGGTACACCCAGTCATAGCCCTTCGGCGTCCACACCGCGAATCCGCAGAGGTGCTGCGCCTTCGGGTCGCGCAGCCGTCCTTCCAGCCGCAGCCAGGCGGCTTCCTGCGTATATGTCAGCTCGTCCAGGCCAAACCAGGCCAAATTTGTGCCGCGCAGCCGCTCGAACTCCTCTACCGGCCGGAACAGGATCTTCGATCCCGAGTCCCTCATGGTCAGAGTGTTCTCGGCCTTGTTGTGTTCGTACGGAATCCCGTTGGAGTCCAGGATCTCCAGCAGCGTCGCTTGAGTCGCGTCTCGCAGCATCGGGTAGGTCGGCGCCCCCAACAGGCCCGGTCGCCCCGCGTTCACGTAGCTCAGCCGGATGGCCTCCTGGCACAGCGCCTGGC